GAGATAGATAATGAACAAGTGCGCTTTAATATTCATAGCTGGAATGATAGTTAGTTTGGCTAGTTATGCCTTCTTTAATCAGATGTTGCAGATGGGTCAGCAAATGGCGCAGGCACCCCAACAGATGATGGGGAGTATGATGATGGCTAATCAAAACAAACCTTGTGATTGTCGCTGTCCACAACCTAAATAATAATAACGGAGAAGTAAAATGTTAAGATATAAAGTACCAGAAGCACCTAAGAAGAAAACACCTGCTAAGAAAAAGAAGTCTAAGTAGTTGATTCTTAAGGCAATTTAGTATTATAATGTCATCAAACGGAGAACCTTATGACCTTTAGAGAACTTATTAATGAAGTCCTAATCAGGTTGAGAGAAGACACCATTGCTACCGATTGGTCGGGTAATATCAATGATAGTTCAACAGTAACTGACTATCAGAAAGTTATTGGCTCACTGATTAACGACTCTAAACGTAACATTGAATCCTACCATGACTGGCTTGTTCTACGAGAGACTGTGGATATTACAACTGTATCAGGTACTAGAAACTATAGCTTAGCTTCTGGTCAAGAGATTAAGATTATGGATGTAATTGACCAGTCACAAGGTACTCATCTAGTTCAGGTATCAAGACAATACATTAACTCTACTAAGTATCCTACCTCTAATTCAGGAGACCCTTTGTACTATGCTTTTAACGGAGCTGATAGTTCAAACAACCTGAAGGTAGACTTAGAACCTATCCCTAACTCAGCACAAACTATCTCATTTGATATTGTTAAGTTTCAAGATGAGTTGAAGACAGCCTCAACTACACTTAAGATTCCTGAGCAGGTAGTTATCATAGGTGCTTGGATGAGAGCTGTAGCTGAAAGAGGTGAAGATGGCGGGACACAATCAAGTGTTATCGCTATGGAGTATAAGGAGCTTCTTAATCAGACAGTTATCCTAGACGCAGGTAATACTCAATTTGAGAGTGACTGGTATGTCAGCTAATTTACAATATAAATCGCTAGATAATGTAGGGTTGAATGGGTTAAACCTTCAAGCTAACCCTGCTGCCTTAGACCCTAGTTGGTTAACTAAAGCAGAAAACATTGTACTTAGGGAGTCTGGTCGTATCTCTTTTAGGAAAGGATTAAAACAGAATGTACTAGCTAATACAGACGGTACTGCTTCCGCTGCTTTAAAGATTGGCTCATTAGTTGAGCATAAAGACGGCTCAATAAATAAAGTGTTTGCTGGTATAGGAACTAAGATTTATACTGTTGACTTTACAACTCCAGATACACCTTGGACTGGTTCTTTTACAGCTGGTACAGCTTCAGACTGGCAGTTTGTAAACTTTAATAATAGCTGTTATGGTTATCAAACAGGAAATCCTCCTGTTAAATATACCTCCTCTACTTGGGCAGTAACTACTACTAAACCTTCTGGTGTCACTACGTTCGACCCTAGCTGCGCTATGGGTTACTATGGTAGAAACTGGGTTGGTGGTATTACTGAGGAGAAGGATGTAGTTTTCTACTCTGATTTACTACAGGGTGATAAATGGACTGGAGGTTCTTCTGGTTCTATTGATTTAAAGAAAGTATGGGGTACAGATGAGATTGTCTCTATTAACGCTTTCTACGGCAAGTTAGTAATCTTCGGTAAGCACAATATTGTTATTTACAACGGCCCTGCTGAACCTACTACGATGGCCTTAGATGAAGTTATCTCAGGTATAGGATGTGCTTCTAGGGATTCTGTAGTTGCTGTAGGTGATGATTTATATTTCTTATCTTGGACTGGTGTCAGGTCTTTAAATAGAACTACAGAGAAAGACAATGTACCTTTACAAGACTTATCTTTAACAATTAAAGATACTGTCACGAGGAACATCTCAAACAGCTCTAACGCTAAAGCTGTGTATATTGAGAATGAAGGTACATATATACTATCTTTTGTTGATAGTAACATTACTTATGTCTTTGATGTTAAGCACGAGACTCCTTCAGGTACTCCTAGATTGACTACGTGGTCGTTTGACAGTGATAGAGAGCCTGCAAGCTTTGCTTATACGGAATCTAAAGATTTACTAGTAGGACAACAAGCTGGTTCAGTGGCTACCTATGAAGGTTACTACGACAAGGATTATGTCAGTGGAGGTACTTATACGAACGCTTCATACACAGGTAACTTTAAATCTACTTGGATGGACTTAGGACAAGGAGCTGTAGCTTCCATATTAAAGAAGCTTAAAGCTGTAATCGCAGGAGGCGTAGGTACTACGATTGGTGTTAAATGGTATAAAGACTTTAGTAACGAGCCATCTAAAACATCAAGCTTCTTATTAAATCCTGGAAGCTCGGGAATTAAAGCTTTATTCGGTGCCTCTACTTCCTTATATGGTACTTCTAAATACGCGCCTCTCTTTGGTATGAGAGAATACAATGTCCCATTAACAGGAAGTGCTAAGTACCTACAATTAGAAATGAGTGGTGAGACTAACGGGTATGTGGCTTCATTACAAGACATGACATTATTATATAAACAAGGGAAAATACGATGAGTAATTACACAATCGCAGTAGCTTGGAGTGGTAAGGATGCTTTATCAGATTCAAACCCAGCCAAGGTTATTTCAGGTTCAGACTTTAATACTGAGTTTACAGCAGTACAAACAGCAGTCAATACTAAAGCAGAACTTAATGGTTCAGCTTCTGAGGCGTTTAGTTCCACCACAGCAACTGCTGGGACTAATACTACACAGGTAGCTACTACAGCTTTTGTCACGTCAGCTGTAGCAACAGGAGTCGTAGATTGCCTTAGAGAGGGTGACCTTTTAGATGAAGATGATATGGTTTCTAATAGTGATACAGCTATAGCGACACAGCAATCAACTAAAGCTTATGTGGACAATCAAATAGCTAGCAATATTACTTATGCTTCTATAGTAGCTAACGAGAACGATGGTTCATCGTCTATTACATTGGCGCTTCCTACTGGAACGTGGATGGTAAGAGCAGACTTCACATACCACCAATCTTCAATAGGCGGCTCATCTTTAATTATTGATGGCTCAGAAGTCTCAAGTTCAACGAGTCAAGGAGACGAGCAAGGAACCTCACAAGATGTTCTGTTTGGATACAAAAGTTGTACTGGTGGCCACACTATAACTTGTTCAGCCACAACAAATGACGAGCATGACTACACAACAAAAAGGTTTATGGTTATGGCGTGGAGAACTGCATAATATTTAGTGTAAAACTAATAGAATATAATGAAAGATGTAAATAAACAATATACGGAACTATCTAAGAAATGGCATCAGTACTAGACAATCTAAAAGCTAATATGGCACAGCAGGGGATGCTTACCTCTACGGGTAGATTACCTCGTTGGTTAGATTACGCTAGGTATCAATACCCTGAGATTCCTTCTGCGGTTAGTGGTGTAATCAACCCTGTTTCAGTAGGAAGTGATTCAGATGCTTCTGATGCGCCTATTAAAGCTTGGGAAGACTTCACTCCTGAAGAGAAGTACATTGATTCAACTGAATGGTTCGGTAGTAAGTGGACACCTAGGACTGCTTTAGCAGACTTTGCTTTAGGTAAGATACCTGGTATGACTACTTTAACAGATTATGAGTTAGGTAAGAATGTAGGTCCTGATTTAGCTAGTATGGGAGGAAGTTTCTTAGGTGGTACGGTCGGTACAGATATGTTGTCTTCTCTAGGATACTCAGCTCTAGGCGGTATGGGTTCAGAGATGCTTTACGACTACGCAGCTCAAGAAGGCTACGTTCCAGGTGGGTTATTTAATCAAGACAAGTACTCAGGACCAGGTGCTTTTATCACAAGTAAAATGAAAGATGTTCACGGTTTTGAGGCAGTACCTCAGCAGCCTTTTGATAAGTTAGCTAGTGATATGACAGGTCTCTATAATAATAATGACATATCCGCTAAGGAGTTAATGGACATAGAGAAGCAGGTAGCGTTTGAGATGGGCTTACCACACGACCCTAGTGCTGTAGAGGTTGTCGATAAGAGTAACTGGACGCAGGCTGATTGGGATAACAGAACAGAAGAGAGCGTAGCTTTTAATGATAGAGGTTCTATCCTTACACTAGCTAACCCCACTTCCGTAGATGACTTTAGTGGTATGTTTAGTAAGGCAGGCGATGCAGTCAGTAACTGGTTCAGTGGATTAACTCAAGAACCTACAGGATTACAGTATCAAGCACCTAAGATTGGGTATGGTAAAGAGGGTGATGATACTTGGCAAGATAGTAAAGGCACTACTTACCACGGTAGTGGTTATGATTGGAATAATAGTGATGAGTCTTCGTCTACTCCAGAAGGACTGGGTGATGAAGATTATTATAATATTTAAGTAAAGGAGTAAGATATGAGCGAATGGTGGGATCAGTGGGGCGATACGGCTCTAAATGTAGGTGCTCAATTAGGAGCTGGATACTTAGCGTATGAGGGTGCTAATAGAGCAGCTGACGCTACTAGGGATGCTTATGCTTTTGCAGCAGAACAAGCCGTACCTTGGAATACAGGTGGTTTATTTGGAGCCGTGAGTTTTGACCCTACGACTAAGACTTCTTTACAGACTCTTTCTCCTGAGTTACAGGCACAGTATGACCAGTATATGGCATCAGCTACAGCTAACCAAGAGCAAGTAGCTGCTTTAGGCGCTGACCCTTATGCTGCTGGGAAGAAGTTCTATGAACAACAGAAAGCTTTATACGCACCTGAGCAAGAGAAACAACGCTTAGGTATGGAGAATAGACTAGTTGCTCAAGGTATGTTTGGTTCTACAGGCGGTGGTCAACAAATGAACGCTCTCTTAGATGCCCAAGCTCAACAAGACGCTCAAGCTCAGATAGCTGGTTTCGATAAAGCTCAAGGTCTTATTGACACTTACAGAGGTAGAGGAGCAGCAGACCTTGGTATGGTTGAATCTCTTGGTTTACTTCCTCATAAGTACGCTATGTTAGGTAGAGGTCTAGGTTCTGACCAAGCTAATATCGCTAAGGCAGGGGCTGCTGCACAAGCTACGGCTGCTCAAACTATGTCAGACGCTACTTCAGGGTTCGGTACATCATTAGCTAACCAAATATCACATAGAACAGGTGGTTATATCCCTGGTAGAACAAAGCCGTAATAGGAGATAGTATGGAATATCAAACACTGGCGCAATTAAAAGCTAAAGAAGCTGAAGCTCGTAGATTACAAGGTAATGCTCTAGCTAATATGACCCCTGGTAGAGGGGTTGTGGCTGCTATGTCTCAACTAGGCGGTATGCTAGGGGGCACAGGTATGGATATGCTTGGTAAATACTCACCTGAAGAACAGAAAGCTAGGTCTTTAGATGAGATTCTAGGTAGTAGACAAGGCCCTCCTAAGACTCAAGAGGAAGCTGATGCTTTAGTTAGTGAGTTAGCTACTGCGGGACACGCTCAATTAGCTAGACAAGCTATGTTGAACTGGCAGAATGACCAACAGACGCGACTCAAGACTCGTAAGATGAAGACTGAAGTAATTAAAGGAGAGAATAAACCTTTAGTTACACAACGATGGAACTTAGAAGGTGAACCTAATTTTATCTTAGCACACGCTACAGCTAACTTTGTTGGTATTGAAGGTTACGATGACTTAATAGAGACTATTAGTAGACACCCTAAGAGAGCTAAGTTCCATGTCAATAAGTTCTTAAATAGTATGGAGAAAGGACCTGATAAGACAGCGTTTAAATCAGAGTTTAAAGAGAAGCTTAAAGAAGCTAATACGTCTTATATGGAATACTGGTTGCCTAGAGAAGGTCAAGATAAAGATAATAAGAAAGTTAAAGATGCTGTTATTGAACCTGCTACTGGTTCAGATGCTGGTTCAGATGATGATGGTCTTAAGGATGTTCCTATTGTAACCCACGCAGGCACAGGCGTAGGTTATTCTGATGCTCCAGGTGTACCTCAGGTTAACGAGGAACGCTCTCAGCTTATTCAAGGTATTCAAGAATCTAAAGCTAAAGGGAACGTAGCAGGACGACTGGGAGCTATCTACTGGAAGTTCCATTCTTGGAAACCTGAATTTATGATGAGTGACAAAGAATTAGAGATTGAAGATGCTCAGGATGAGGTACAAGATTGGGTGTGGGGTGGAACTCAATCAGAAGCTTACAAATGGTTTGCTAAAGATGAGAACAAAGATAAGCTCCCACTCTTTGAGAAGAATCCTATTGCTTTTTATGAGAAACATATTAAAGGAAAGAAGACTAAATAATGTTTAATCCTGCTGCGTATCACTACGACCCCGAGATATTAGCTGCTAGAAGAGCTACTGAAGCTGCTGCTAGAGGCCCTGAACTGGACTTTGGAGAAGGTTTCTCGGGAGGTCAGGACTTATCTACGCTTAAGGGTGC